CAGTCCATTTAAAAGCTGATTTAGTTCCTCTACCAATCTTCTTAATGCCACCAAGTTTATTATTTACTGCGTCTTCTCCACGAACGCCCATAACCCAATTTAAAGCGCCATTGACCTTACTACCAGCTTTTTTGACGTTTGAAATACCATCTGTTATCGTTCTAAAAAGTGATTTTGAGGTATTTAAAACTGCTTTTGATGCAAAGTAACCAACGAATAATTTACCGATGGTCTGGATGGCCTCTTTGTGCTTTGAAACTTCTTTTAAAGCGCTAGCAATATTTTTAAGATGGTCTTTTGATTTTTTGGAATGTCCATTCATAGCGCTAATGCTATCGGAAATCTCTACAATAATTCCTTTTGCAGTGTTCCAAACAGCCATACCGAAAATCTTAGATATTTCAAAAATGCTTTTCCCGATAGATGAAAGTTCTTTTTTGTGATCTTTTAAATAGTCAAAAATTTTTTGTACAGAATCACCAAAACCAGTTATGCTTTTAGTGATTTTTTCTTTTCCAACAGCGTCAATCATATCCTTCATGCCACTGACTACTGTTGATTTTAAACTACCAAAAGCTCCTTCAAATGTTTTTGTTGATTTAGCAGCCTTCTCAGCGCTCTTGCTGTTTCCGAGTTGCTCAATAGCTGTCAGGAACTCTTCAGAACTGATTTCTCCGTTTTCCAGAGCTTCACGGAAGTCGCCAACGAATGCACCGTTTTTAGAAAGAGCTTCTTGTAACTTACCAGATGCACCGGGAATTGCATCAGCTAACTGGTTCCAGTTGTCTGTTGTCAGTTTCCCTGCCCCAGCTGTTTGAGTGAGCACCATGCCAAGAGACTTAAATGTTTCTTTGTTCCCACCCGCTACTGCATTTAAATTACCACTTGCAATAGTAATCTCTTTATATTTTTCGATGCCGTTTGAGGCTAATTGAGCACCAGTATTTGCGACATCTTGCAAATCATAAACTGTTTTATCAGCGTATGTTTTAAAGTATTTACTAGCTTCTTCCGTTTCTTTCTTAGTTTTGCCAGCAAAGTTCATTGTACTTTCAAACTTTTCGATCGCATCGGACGTTGCCATAGCCTCTCCTGCCAACCCCATGACAGAACTTGAAATGGATTGGATGGCACTAGATGCCATCCCCGCTATTGCGCCAAAAGATAATCTCTCTCTAAACGTACCTAAAATAGAATTCGAACGATTTACATTTCTTCCTAATTCATCGATTTTAGAATTAGTACCATGGATGCCTGCTTTTAACTTATCAAAAAAAGTAGGGTTTGATTTCCTTAACTCATTAGCTAACTCAATTTGTTCACGCTTAGCTTTGGCTATCGCACTTGCTGTCTCGTTAATACGTATTTTCTGCTTTATATAAGTATCACCGTCACCTGATTGAGCGACTTCTTTTAAAAGTTTCACTTGCGCTTCATACTGCTTATTTAAGTTATTAACAGCATTTTTCGAAGCGTTTAACTTAGCTTGTAAAGCTTCTGATTCACGACCTTCGGCTTGTAATCTCTTAACATAACTTTCTGACAAGTCATTGCTTAAGCGATAGCTTCTTTGTAAATCGGCAAGTCCAGATTGATAATAGGACATCGATTGTTTAGCTTGACGCTGTTGATTTTCCAACGCAGCTAAGCGTGTAGTAGCTTGGTCGATTTGTTGTTGGTACTTAAGGTACTGTTCGGCGACTTCGACGGTGCTCCCTTTAAGTTGAGACTGTTCTTGTTTCAGTTTCTCAATCTTTTGCTGTTGGTTCTGGATGGTGTTA